ATGGCGTCGGATCGCGAAATTGATGATCTGATGCACCGCGAGCGCATGATTTCTTACGAGAATATTGAAACATTCAGGTGCGAATTTGAAAGCGGCAACAAACTCGCGTTGGCGTATGCACTTCGCGAGATTGCTTCGCTCAGTTGTCCTCTGCCCGAATGGCTCTCGACTGCGATAAACGATGGTATCGACCAAATGACCAACTATCAGCTCGAAAGCTGGGATCAGGTTTTTGGCTCAGTGCTTCGGAAAGGCGAGCAGCGACAAAATGCGCGACGAAATGCCGAGCTCCGGGAAAAGATACATCCGATGGTGATCCGAGCCATTCTTGGCAATCCAGACCTGGCCTTCGATGACTTGCTCTTTGAAGAGATCGGCGCCCAACTTGATATCGGCAAGACGCTCGTAAAGAAGCTTTTCTATGAGGTTGATGGATCGCTTCCGGCGGAACTCAAGGCCGCGAGTTTCAGAAAGTTCGCGGCAAGACCTTAGGCAAACTTGTGATTATTGAACGTGTCCGCACAGCCCAAGACAGGAGCGGACATGATCAGATTTATTACCATGGAGGAAGCCCGTGCTCGCGATGGCTTCTCCCGATCGAAACAGTATGACCTCATCAAATCCGGCCGGTATCCGAAACCTGTTGTTGTCGACAGCCGGAAGCGGATCGTCGAGCATGAGCACGATGCGTTTCTGGCCCAACTGATCGCCGAGCGCGACGGGGAGGCGGCATGACCGACGCTCTCCCGATCGGTGGCACTACAGGCCATTGCCACGAGTCGACATGCGCCATCGAACAGGCGGCCGACTATCTCACCGCTACGCCACGCGAACAGCGTCCCGACCGGCCGCTGGTGCCGTTCCTCCGCGAGCGCTTCGGATTGACGGCCTTTGAAGCCTGCCAGGCAATCCGCGAGGCGAGCGATCGGAGGGCAGCTGCATGAACCTAGATCCTGTCTCCACCAAGACCGCAAAGCGTATCAGCGATGCGTTCGCTGACATGCGGCGTGATCTCGACGACGAGTCTGCTTGGCAGATGGCCGTTGAGATGGTGATCGAAAAGATCACGGCTGAGCAGCCCGATATCATGAGGCTGGTCTTTGAGGACCAATGGATACGTGAAGGGTTCTACAACGCTCTGTCACGCATCCCTGCGATGCAGGGAGACACATACCCATGCCCATGATGCAAAAAGCCCCCGCCGGGCGAAGCGGGGGCTCATTGGAAAGTGCGACGAAAGCTGAAAACGACGCAGGGAGAAAATATTCCTCTAGCGGCGAAAAGGCAAGTCGTGACCGTGCGGAAGCGATTTATCAGGCCAATCGATCCGGCAAACTCATGCTCGGCAAGGTGGTCTTGGCCGAGCAACAGAAACGGAGCCGGCTCGATTGGAAGCCCTCGCGGGAACTCATGCGCCTAAGGGAGATCGAAACCGTGATCAGGGATCGGCATGGGCCATTTATTCCCGATCCGGAAGACACCGACGATCGGGATTTCTGCTTGGCGTATGCTCGAGCGGCAATCTTGTCGCTATCGGCGCAGTGCGGCTTTGAATGGGCGGCGAAGTGGTTGCCATGGGCCAGGCGCGCCGAGATTGAGCCATTCTTTCGCGAAGCCGCCACCCGCAAACACATGATGAACTCGGATGGTGTCGCCGGTCTTCTGTGCGTCACCTTCGATGAGCGAACCCGTCTAGGGCTCAAAACGATCGGTGCATGCGACCTCTCGAAAGCCGACAGGAAGAAACTCGCGAAGCAGCGGAAACGCGAGCGTGACCGGGAGCGGATGAGGGCGAAGCGAGCGGCCGAACCGCGGAAAAATCGCCGGTCCTACGAGGCCGAGTCGATCGAGACGCTGAAACCGTGGATCGAGGAAGGGATCAGTCGCCGAACTTGGTATCGGCGCCGTGGCACAAGTGTGTCGCGAATAGATATATATTCGAATGGCGACATACCTGTGCCAAACGGTGTAGCGCCGATTCCGCCCTGTCCACCATCATCGCATCAACGCACGGTCCGCGAAGCGGATCGTGAACGGGGTCCGGGGAACGCTTCCCCGGCAGGGCTCCAAGGGGCGGAGCCCCATGGGACTGACGACAGGAAAGGGAAAGCAGCATGAAGCAACTCGATTTTTTCGCGGTTGAACAGCCCGCGAGCGCCGAGATCATTGCCTTCCCTATCGATCGCAGGACAGTGATGATCCGCGAGACGGCACGCTTGCTGATAGGCAAGAAGGGCGTCGCTGCCGATCGTTTCTGGCAGACGACATGCCGCCGGCTTTTCGCCCAACTGCAAGTCCAAGGCTTAGCCGAGCCCGATATCCGTTCGGAGATCGACGCTTTCGCCCATGCCGTGCACGCCGAAATTCAACACGTCGCCTGGGATCAATGGGCGGCGGATCACCCCAACGATGCAGCCTGAAAGGAAAATCATGGACAGTGCAGCAATCCGCGTCGCGGTCACACTCGCGTCGGAAGAGCTTGAGAAGCCGTTTTTGAACCCGGACCCAAGCCGGATCGAAGCGCTGAAAGACAAATGGGGCACTGATGCACCCGACGAGGATATTCTAGATTTCGCCGCGACATTCCATCTTTTTGGAACGAGAATCCTCAAGGAGGCCAAATCCGGAAAGTGATTGCCACATTCTCGCCCTCGGGTTACAAATCGAGGAATTGAATCCTATGGGCGAGCACATGGCACAATCGACACAGGCAGACCACCCGGCGGAGAAATCGCCGGCTTTCAATTACGCGCTTGCACGAATGGTGGAGCGCAGGCTCGCCGAGGAGCGCGCCACCGCCCGGCGAGTGCCTTTCCCGCCGGCGGGCGAGGCGGCTGTCTTCGATTTCCGTCCGGAAGACCTCCGCGAGTTCGAAGAGCAGCACGGTTCATTCTGGTATGACGAGGTTGAAGCGCGGCTCCTGGCATCGTCTCCGGCAACAGTGCTCCGGTGCTTGGAAATAGGTCTCAAGCGGGTCGGCGCGCTCGGCGATCTATACCCGATGCCGGTTGATCCGAACGCCTTACCCTTCTCGCTCTCGGAAGCGGGCGAACCTGCTCTCGATGCAATCACTCGCTCAATCTTTGGCAAGTCACGCGCCGAGATAGTCGCGGAGATCGAGGCGCGGCTAACCGCGGAGGCCTGATATGCCTGCAACGATTGGCAGCATCGATGTCCGGCTCGGCGCCGACCTCCGGACGCTCTCAGCCCAGCTCACGAAGGGCGAGAAGAGGGTCGGGCAATATGCCTCGAAAACCGACAAGCAGTTAAGCCGGGTCGCGGCGTCTTTCGTCTCCTCCGGCAAGGCGGCGGCGTCATTCCTCGCTCCGCTGAAAGGCGCTCTACTCGCCAGCACGATCGGCGGATTCCTCTCGCTGGGCGGCGCCATAGCCGGCGCGAAGGATTCGCTCGCCGAGTTCGACCGGATCGCCAAGGCAGCCAAATTCGCCGGCTTTGACAGCGACAGTTACCAGTCATTGGCCTATGCCGCCGAGCTTGCCGGCGTGTCAGTTGAGAAACTGGATTCCGGCCTTCAGCAATTCCGGCGCAACTCGGCGCTCGCGGCATCGGAACAAGGCACGCTCTACTCGGTCCTGAAAAAGGTCAATCCGGAACTCCTCCGACAGATTCAGGTCAGCGACAGCCAAGCGGAGAAAATCCGTATCGTCGCCGACGCGATGAAGGCCGCGAAATCCGAAACCGAACGCGTCTCGATCGCTACCGCTGCATTCGGCCGGAACGGTCAAGCCCTGATCCCGATCCTCACCGACGGCGCGGCGGGGCTCGACGAGATGCAGCGCAAGGCGCAGGATCTCGGAATCATCGTGGATCGCGAGCTTCTACGCCGTTCGGAAGATCTCACCGACCAACTGAGCACCGCGACCAGAGTCATGGATTTGCAATTCAAATCCGCCTTGGTCTCGCTGGCTCCCGTCCTGGTCAGCACCGCGAATCTTGCGGCTGATGTCGCCAAGGCGATCGGCAGCATCGCGGACCGCATGCGCGATCTCGACAACAAGACGGCGGCCGGACTCGATAAACGCATGTCCGAGCTCGGGCTCGAGCGGCTGAAGGTCGAAAACGAAATCCTCGCCATCAAGGACAAACAGCGCAATATCGGCGGCGTGCTCGCCCAGGCTGAGCGCCGGCTTCTCGACGGGCAGATTGCCGAGCGTCAATCCCGTCTCGACGCGATCGCGGCCGAGGAACAGAAAATCCTCCAAATCCAGAAGAGCCGCGAACCGGCGGTGACGTTGCCACCCTTGGAAATCGGCGTAACGGGCTCGAGCGGAAGCGATAAATCGCGCGATGCCGCTGCGAAGGCCGCGCTCCGCGAGGCGCAGGCGGTGCAGGATGTCATAACCGCCTTGCAGCGAGAACGGGCGCTACTCGGCGCCACCGATGCCGAGCGCCGGATCGCCGAAGAACTCCGCCGGGCCGGCTCCGCCGCGACCGCTGATCAGCGGGAGCAAATTACGGGCTTGGTCCAGGCGATCACCGCCGAAGAGGCGGCGCTTCGGAAATCGAACCTCGCTATAGAAGCGCGCCGGCAATCGGTGGAGTTCCTTCTCTCCTCCACCGTCGACACGCTCGAGGGCATCGTATCGGGCGCAGACAGCGCGGCGGATGCGTTCAAGAAACTGGCCCTGTCCATTGCCGATGCTGCAATCCAGGCGGCACTTTTCGGATCGGGCCCGTTTGCGGGGCTGGGCGGCGACGGCTTGGTCTCCGGCATTCTCGGCGGGATCGGTGGCGGCTCCACGTTCAAACCGACACCGGGCGTCGGGCTCTTTCACGATGGCGGCGACGTCGGCATGCCGACCGGAAACCACCGGGAAGTGCTGACACTGCTCGAGAAGGGCGAAACGGTCTTTGACCAACAGGACGCCTCGCGGATCAGGTCCACGCTCGATAGCGCCACGCGGGACGCCACCAAGGGCGGCTCCGCCGGCGGCAACGTCACGAATATTAACGTCGATGCTCGCGGAGCGGGCGAGGGGGTCGAGAGGAAAATCGTCGCCGCTCTCGAGGAATATGACCGGAAACGCGCGCCGGGTACGATCGTCAGGACGATGAAAGAGGCGCAGAAGGCCGGTATCGCCTGATTATCCGCAAACGAATAAATACCTGATTCTGTTGACATTTCAGCCGAAGGATGATTCTCGTTTCATATCGGAATAGGAATTCATTCTCGTGCCTGCTAGTCGCGCACACGCCTCAGGTGGAATGACAATTCGTGGGCGATTGGCAAAAATGCTGTTCCCCGCGGAATTCAAATCGCTTGCCAATCCCACGGACGAAGAATTCGCGATCTTCACCGGACAGGCACCGGGCGCCGGATCTGTGACGGTCGCGCAGGCGCTGCGCGTCCCGGCTGTCACGGCCGCGATACGGACGATCTCTGAAGCCGCAGCAACGCTTGACCTCCGCGTGGTGCGTATGGACGGCGAGAAGGAAGCGAACGATCCGAACCATCCCGTCGCCAAGCTCCTCAACGGCGACGTGAACGCCTGGACTTCATCCTTCGAACTCACCCGCGATCTGGTAACTCAGGCGCTCATGTACGATGGCGGCGGGCTCGCCTATGTCGGCTGGGCGAGCGAGAAGCCGGTCGAAATCATCCAGTATCGCCAGGGCGCGATCACCGCTGACCTCACCGCCGAAACCGGTGAGCCGGTCTATAAGATGGGCGAGCGACGGATCTCGCCACAGAACATCATTCACGTTCGCGGGCCGTTCACTCAGGCGCCGTTGTCTCTCGCTCGCGAGGCGCTCGCCTTCGCGATCACGCTCAACGATCACGGCCGCAATTTTTTCGCCAACGGTGCCCGGCCGAGCGGCGTAGTCGAAACCAAGAAATCTCTGGGCTTGGAAGGTCTGCGCCGGTTCCGCAAAGCCTTCAAAGAGCAGTACGCCGGCTCCGCGAAATCTGGCGAGCCGATCGTTTTGGATGAAGAGCAGGTTTGGAAGCCGTTCGACCTCTCCTCCGCGGATAGCCAATATCTCGAGCTCCGCCGGTATCAGGTCGAGGAAATTGCTCGTGCTTTCAACATTCCTGTGACGTTCCTTGGCGACCTCACAAGGGCAACTTGGTCCAATCTGGACAGCAAAAATCGCGAGTTCCTGTCCTATTGTTTGGAGCCCTGGTTGAGGGCGGTGGAAGCCGCTTACACCCGGGCACTCTTCACCGAGGACGAGCGCCGCACATACGCCGTGCGCATCGATCGGGATGACCTCACTCGCGTCTCTCTGACGGAACGGGCCACGGCGATCGCGAGCCTCCGCTCCTCCGAAACCATCACGGCGAACGAGGGCAGGGGCTGGCTTGACCTTCCGCAATCCGAGGATGCCAGCGCGAACGCGCTCGCCAATCCGAACATCACCGTAACCACCCGTACCACCGGGCGCGCAGCGGAAGGAAACACCGATGGATAGGCTTTTCATCGAAACGAAATTTCAGGCCGGCGATGCCGGCGCGATCGAGGGCCTCGCTTGGCCGTTCGGTGTTGCCGATCGGATCGGCGACATGATCGAACCGGGCGCGTTCAAGTCGATCAAGACGCCGCTGCCGATCCTGTTCGGTCATGACCAAAACGAGCCGCTCGGCGTCTGGACAGAAGCAATCGAGGCCGCGGACGGCTTGCGGTTGAAAGGCCGGCTTTTGGTCGATGACGTCGCCCGAGCCCGCGAGGTGCTCGCGCTGATCAAGGTGAGCGCCGTCAGTGGCATCTCGATCGGTTTCCGCACGAAGAAATCGGTGCGCCGCACCGATGGTGGCCGGAACATTTCCGATGTCGAACTCCTGGAAGCATCGATCGTCGCGATCCCTATGCACCCAGGCGCACGCGTCACAAGCGCGAAAACAGCCGTGTCGGCGCTGAGTATCGCCGCGGCACTCAACCGGGCAACCGCCCATTTCGAAAGGTGAAACGATGAAGCACATCGAACACGAGGCGTTCGCCCGCGCCATTGAACTGAAGGGCGATGAAGACGATCCGGCCGGCATCGTCACCAAGGCGCTGGAGGAGTTGAAAACCTCCGTCGACGAACGGCTCAAAGCCGTCGAAGAGAAGGCCGGCAAGCCGGAATGCCTCGACAAGCTGACGGAGCGGCTCGACAAGATCGAGGCCAAGGCGAACCGGCCCGAACTCGACAAGGACCGGAAACCGGAGCCGACCGAGGAACGGAAGGCTTTCGGCACCTATCTTCGCCGCGGCGATAACACGCCGGAAGAGGAACTTAAGGCGCTCACTGTCGCCAACGACGAGGAGGCCGGCTATCTCGCCCCGGCCGAAATGTCGACGGAGTTCATCCGCGATCTGGTCGAATTCTCGCCGATCCGTTCCGTTGCCAGCGTCCGCAACATCGCGAGCCCCTCGGTCAAATATCCGAAGCGCACCGGGATCACCAATGCTCAGTGGGAGGACGAGGGCGAGGATTCCGAGGAGTCAACGCTGACCTTCGGTCAGCTTGAAGTCCCGGCTCGCAAGCTGATGACGCATGTCGATATCAGCAACGAGCTTCTCGCCGACAGCGGCGGCACCGCCGAGCAGGAAGTGCGGCTCGCGCTCGCCGAGGACTTCGGTCAGAAAGAGGGAGTGGCTTTCGTCAACGGCTCGGGTGTCAAGCAACCCGAAGGCCTGATGACCAATGCAGACATCCAGCACACGTTGAATGGTCACGCCACCACGCTCAACGCGGATCCGCTGATCACGCTCCTTTATGCGCTCCCGGCGATGTACCGAAACCGCGGCACCTGGTGCATGAACGGCACCACGCTCGGCGTCGTGCGCAAGCTGAAGGACGGGCAGGGAAATTATCTGTGGCAGCCGTCCTATCAGGCGGGACAGCCGGAAACGATCCTTGGCCGCCCGGTGATCGAAGCCGTGGACATGCCGGACATCGCTTCCGGTGAGTTCCCGATCGTGTACGGCGACTTCAGCGCCTATCGCATCGTGGACCGGCTCGCGATGTCGATCCTGGTCAACCCGTACCTCCTCGCAACCAAGGGCCTCACCCGCATCCACGCCACCCGGCGCGTCGGCGGCAAGGTTCTGCAGGCCGCGCGGTTCCGCAAACTCAAGATGGCGACCAGCTAAGGCGCGCCGAAAGGAAGGAACAAGATCATGCGTGATCTCGCTCACAATATCGCAGTCGTGCAGGCCGTCGTGCCTGCCGTACTGTCCGCCACCGACACATCGGCGGCTATCGATCTGCAGGGGTTCGAAAGCGCTGCGGTCATCTTCAACACCGGGGCGATTGTCTCATCCGGTGACTTCACCGCCAAGCTTCAGGAAAGCGACACGACTACCTCCGGCGATTTCGCCGATGTGGCGGCCGCGGATCTCATCGGAAGCCTTCCGGCTACCCTCGAGGCGTCCAGCGTCTACAAGCAGGGCTATATCGGCAAGAAGCGGTATCTCCGGACGGTCATCACGAAGAACAGCGGCACCTCGATCGCGGCCGGCGCCGTCATCGTGAAGGGGCATCCCCACGAGGTGCCGGTCGCATAACGGCGCTCACCATAGCTGGAGGCTTTTGATCCGTTTCGCCTCCAGCCTTGCGGCGGCCGGCTCTCTCCATGGCCGGCCGCCGCTCAAACGTCACAGAAGGAACACCGATGACCACAACAGCTCAACATGAAGTTGCCGATGACGATTGGACAGAAGTCGCGGACGGCTCCGCGCGCGTGATCGTGCAACTGATCAGCAATGGCGTCGTCGGTATCGCGGCCGGCGCAACCGCACCGGAAGGCGATTACTGGAGCGGCATCATCCTCAGAACGAAATTCATGGCGCTCCCGCTCTATGACCTGGGGGCGAGTGACAAGGTGTTCGTTCGCGGCGCCAACGGCTCCGAAATCGTCAACGTGATTGCAACCTGAGGAGGGACGGACGATGACACAAGTCGATCCTTTCGCGGGTTTCCAGAGTGGACCTATCCCGCTTTACAAGCATCACGCTCGCATCCAGCCGAGCGACGATGAAGATCTTCCGGTTCGGCCGCTTGCCATTCGCTGCCTGGGCACGGATGACGAGCCCCGTGGTTTGGCCGGTGGCTACATCACGGTGCGCGACGAGGACGGTACGGACTTCCAATACTTCCTCGAATATGGCGAGTATCTGCATCTACGAGCTGTCCGCGTGCTCGCGACAGGCACTGACAGCCATGTCGTGTTTATGAGCTATTGGTGATCAGATGCCGACGCGAGCCGATCGGATCTGCGGTTGCGGTCACCGAGTGCCATCGGGGCAGCTATGCGCCTGCCAACGCCGTCACAAGGCACAGGCCGACAAGCGCCGTCCAACCGCTCGGCAGCGCGGCTATGATCGTGAATGGCAGGAAGCGGCAGCGGCATTCCTTCGCGAGCATCCGACATGCGCATGCGGTGCTCCCGCTACCGTCGTCATGCATATCGAGAGCATCCGCAAGCGTCCCGATCTCCGCATGGTCCGATCGAACTGGCGACCTGGTTGCCATCGCTGCAATGCGCTCGACGCAGTAGCTGAGCGGAAGGGGGGCGGGTCTCAAACTTTCGGAGACCGCGCGGGACCGATTGGGGGTCCGCTTCGCGAGAAATTTTCGAAATCGGCGGAAAAAAATCGAGGTGAAAAATGACGCTCACCGTTGTCACGCCACCGGCCGCCGATGTGGTCTCTCTCGAGGAGATTTATGATCACCTCCGGCTCATCGATACGGACGACACCGGCTTTCCGGAGGATGCTCTCTTGTCGACGCTGCGAGGCGCGGCCGTGGAGAAGATCGAAGTCGAAACCGGCCTCGCTCTCATCGACCGAACGCTGCAAGTCACCTATGACTGTTTCGCCCGGCGCCTGGTCCTCCCGATATCGCCGGCCGTGTCGATCGAATCCGTCGCCTATCTGGATAGCGACGGCGCGGAGCAGACGCTCACCGCTTCCGATTTCGCCCTGGTCGATCGGATCGAAGATCCCGGCATCATTCCCGGCTACGGCAAGACGTGGCCGTCGACATGGGATTTCCCCGGATCGGTCACCGTCCAATATGTCGCGGGCTTTGGAGCAGCCGCGGACAACGTGCCGGACGCTCTCCGCGTCGCGGTCCTGAAGACGATTGCCGGTCTCTATGAGTACCGTGAGGACATCGGCGCAGCGTCCCTCCACGCCCTCCCGGAAGGCGTCTCGAGCCTGATCGCCAATCATGTGAGGTGGCGCTTCTGATGGCGAAACACGTCACCGGTCACAAGAGCGTGCAGCGGGCATTCCGGAAGCTCCCGGGGGCCATCACGACGCCTGTAAATCAGGCCTCACGCTTCGCCCTGCAACCGATCCTGAAGGCCGCGAAGCAGAACGTGCGCAGCATGGGCGCCCGGGAAAGCGGCGAGCTGGAGCGATCGCTCACGATCAAGAAGGACTCGCGCTTGCCGAAGAGCCGCCCTGTGCATCGTGTCGGCCCGTCGTCGGATAGCCCGGCGGTGCGATATGCGCATCTTGTCGAGTTCGGCACCGATCCGCATGACGGGCATCCGGGTTCCCAGCCGAAGCCGTTCCTCACTCAGGCATTCGCGCAGCACGACAAAGAGGCGGTCACGCGCTTCGCGGACAAGCTGGGCCCGGCCGTTGAGAAACAGGCGGAGAAGCTCGCCAGGAAGCAGAAGGCGGGCAAGCCATGAGGGCGGGGAAACTGGATCGCCGATTGACGGTGCAGCGGAAGACGCTGGTCGCGAATGACGGCTGGAACGATACGCCGGCATGGGCCGATCTGGTCACCGTGTGGGCGGAGAAAGAACACGCCTCCGAGGATGTCCAGAACACCGACGGCGGCGAATATCATTTCGGGATCATCACCTTCCGGTCGCGATGGTTCGCGGACATCCGAGAAACCGATCGGATCCTCTTTGAAGGCGAGGTTTTCGAGATCCGCGGCATCCGCGAGATAGGCCGTCGCGAAGGGCTTGAGTTCAAGGCCAAGGCCTGGACGGACACGGCTCAAATATGAGGGGCGTGAAACCGCAATTGCGGGCGATCGAGGGCGGGCTTTCCAAAGTGCCGCCGGCGCCGCGCGATCTCGACAAGGATGCTCGCGAGGAATGGAAGAAAGCCGCGCGTGATCTGATCGCGGCCGGCCTTCTGGTGAAGTCGGATCTCGTCACCCTCGAGATATTCGCGGTTGCCATGGGCCAGGTCCGCAAGCTGCAGCCGATCGCCAACAAGGAACCGGCCGTTGTGAAGGCAGGCAACGGCGGCATGAAGACCAACCCCGTCCACACCATGCTCGGCAAATATCTCACCATCGCGAAGAATTGCGCCTCCGAGCTTGGCCTCACACCCGCAAGCCGTCACCGAAAAGGGATGAAGAGCAGTGCCGCCAAAGAAGATAACGGTGCGCCGCCCGGCCTGGATCTATGACGGTTCGGAGATCGCCGATCCCCACGGACACGGCGAGCGCGCAGTCGAATTCATAAGGGCGCTTCGCCACCCGAAATCAAAGGCACCGGACAAGGCCTTTCATCTCCCGGATTTCTGGGAGCGCATCGTGCGCCGGATTTATGGTCCCTGCGATGAGACCGGCAATCGGCAGGTGAAAACCGTGTTTTGTCTCCTCCCGCGTGGCGCGCGTAAGACGACGATCGGCGCGGCGCTCGGCCTGCTGCATACATTCGGATATGAGCGTGTCGACGGCGGACAGGCGCTCGCGGCTGCATCCGCCGAGGATCAGGCCGCCATTGCCTATGATGAAGCCTTGGCGATCGCCAGGGCGACGCCATGGCTTTCGCCGGTCCTGAAGGCAACAGAGTCGGTCAACCTCCTCGAGCACCCGAAAAGCGGCGCCGAGTTCAAGGCGATCTCCTCCGATGGTGGCGCGCAACTCGGCAAGACGCCGAATTTCGTGCTCGCAGATGAACTGATCGCGTGGAAGAACCGCGAGTTGTGGAAGGCGCTGCGAACCGGCCTCGCCAAGGTGCAGGGCTCGCTTCTGATCATCATCACCCAGGCGGGCAGGGGACAGGAAGGGCTCGCTTTCAAGCTCCTCGAATATGCGCGGCGGGTCGATGATGGCGAGATCGATGATCCGGGCTTTCTCCCGGTCCTGTTCGAAATCGACCGCAAGGCCGATTGGCGCGATGAAAAGATATGGCATCTGGTCAACCCGGGCCTCGCCGAGGGCTTCCCCGACCTTGCCGGCCTCCGCCAGCTTGCGCGCGAAGCTGAGAATCTCCCCGCCGAACGGGAGGACTTCCAACAGTTTCACCTCAACATCTGGCAGGAATATTCGGCCTCGCCCTTCATCGATATGGAGACCTACGATCTCGGCGCGGGCCCGATCGATGAGGAGGCTTTAAAGGGCGAGCCGTGTTGGCTCGGCGTCGACCTCTCCTCGAATACAGACCTCACCGCGATCGTGGCGGCATGGCGGGACGGCGACGGCTATATCCTGAAACCGTGGTTCTTCTGTCCCGAGCAGAACATCGGCCGCCGCGCGGTCAAGGATCAGGTGCCTTATCCCGCCTGGGCGGAGCAAGGGCTCATTACACCGACGGCCGGAAACGTGGTCGACTTCCGCGCGGTTGAGGACCAGATCCGCGCGTTCGCCGAGGAATACGATATCCGCGAAATCGCATTCGATCCGCACCTCGCACGCAACACGATGAACAATCTATCCGAAGACGGATATCCGGTTGTCGAGTTTCGGCAAGGCTGGGTGACCATGGCGCCGGCCGTCAAGGAGCTCGAGCGGGCGCTCATCGCCGGGCGAATCACGCATGGCGGTCACCCGATTTTGCGCTGGCACTTCTCCAATATCGCCGTGGAGACCGACAAAGCCGGCAACAAGAGCTTTCACAAGGGCAAGTCTCGCGACCGTATCGACGGCGCCGTGGCGGCCGCTATGGCGGTTGCGCGTGCCGCGGCTGGTGAAGAGCACCGATCCATCTGGGACACCGACGAGTCATTCGACGCCGAGGAGCTATTCGGATGAAGCAGAAGCGCCGCAAAAGAGAGGTGCCGCGGATCTTCCGAGGCGACAAGCGCCGCTATGTGGTGGGCGGAGTCTTGGCCGTCCTGAAGACCTACAGCCTCTCGAAATTCGAACATGAAGCCTCATGCCGGCATGGTCTCCGCCAGGTGCTATGTCTGGACGGGCATGGCTGGCACGAGGCCGACGCCGAGGCGAGGGCGGTTGTTGCCGAGGCTTTGCTCTATCTCGGCGCCGTGCGGCCGTCTTGGATCGAGGGGCAACGCGAATACACGACGCCGATTGAGAACTGCCAGAACTGCGGCGGCCCGCTGGACGAGGCCGACAAGGGCAAGCATCGGCGCTTTTGCTCCTACAGTTGCGCGGATGCCTCGCGGACTTATCGGGAAGAGCTCGTCTCCTATGTCGAAGCGAGCGCGCGTTCGGGCTCCCATTACCTTCTCAGGAAGGAAAGCCGGCCGCTCAGAAATTGCGCCTGGTGCGGCAAGGCCTTCAGGCCGTCCCGTGATGATAGCCGCACATGCTCGCCGGCATGTGCCGGGATGGCGCGCGTCGATCGTGTTCCCGAGAAGACCTGCAAGAACTGCGGCCAACGGTTCCGCGGCCGATCGGCGAAATCGTTGTTTTGCTCGATACCGTGTCGCGTCGAATGGGACCGGAACAACCTTCCTCCGCGCGAATGCACTCACTGCAGCCGTATCTATCGACCGTCACATGCGACCTCGAAATATTGCAGCGCCGAGTGCGACAAGGCGGTCAAGGCAATCAAACGGCGGGAGAAGCGAGAGGCTGAAAAAGAGAACGATTCACAATTCGTCTGCGATGTAGTATAGAAAGGCGGCGTGATCTTGTTGGTGGGCAACGAGATCACGCCTATCACAACGAAGAAAGGCCTTCGCCATGAATATGCATATTTCTACACTTCCGGATAATCAAAATCCACTTGCGGACAGGAAGTATCCATCTACGGATAGGGTGCCGAGCGTTGAAGGCGCCGTTCACGATATCAAGAACCTCGCGACGGTGCTGTTCGCGTATCTCGAACGCGAGGATTTAACACCGGAAATCGATGCAGCGCTTTCGATCACGGCGCAGATCGAGCGGCGGGCCGGAGAGGTGATCGCCGCCTATCAGGTCTGAAGGAAAACGGCGGGGAGCGATCCCCGCTATTTTTTTGTTCATTCAACTGACATTTCGCCCGATCGCTTCGATTATCGACCCATCGCGTCAAAATCGAGATAATCGGAATGCCGGAATATTTAGATGACCCCGCAGCGTGGCAAGCGCTGATCATGTTTGCGAATTTGCTCGTAGGAATAGCGATGTTATATCGGCGCTGAACGGCCAAACTACGCCGCTTACATGCTTTTCCACGGCACTTCCTCAAGCCTCTTTAAATGTTGGCGAAGCGCGGACTCGAGGTATTCTTCTACCAGCGCTTGATGTTGTCCAACTGGTACAGATCGCGACCAATTTACAGGTTCATCGCCAACGAACTGTTGTCGGCTTAGACCCGCGCGTATGGACTTGCTGTCGCAGTCAAAGAAAGCCGCCGCGGTTTTGATTTGATATCCATCGCTGGCGCGCGGGTGACTAAGAAATACCGCTTCGAGAGCGGGTTTGCGGTGCCTTAGAGTCTTGGTTTCAAATTTCTCTTTGATGTCAAATTCAATACTCTCTCCGGCAAACCCGTTTTTTGCCTCTTCCAAAATGGGGCGCACGTTCGTAGCCAGGATGTTGATTGCCTCTTGTACGGCATATAATTCCGCCTGCTGTTGTTCTTCGCGCTGTTTCTTTTTAGCTGCCTCCGCCTCGTCGTGTTCCCTACGCACGCCGGCCGCCATTTCGCGAAAATCTTTAGCCATTTAGACTCTCCAAATAATATCAAACCGTATTTGTATGCGCTCGTGACAATTGGCGCCAGAGTCGAGTGGGCTGCTCTTTGGTAGGCTATGTGTTAATTTCTATCTCTGTTTACCTGTTGTCATCAGCGATTTCTGCATCTCGAATCGATGCATCGATTATTTTTCCAGCACGCATTTCAATCCGCAATCGAACGTCTAACTCACTTCTACTCCATTCGGCGGTTTGAATTGCTTCTCGTTGGTCCGCTTGTACCAAGGCATCGGTAATCCCTGCGGTTACTTCTTCACCTGTACGAACATTGCGAAGTTTCACCCGGAATCCTCTCGTAGCCGAAGTGTCGACTCGGACGACACGGTATCGTCCTGCTATATGTCGCTCAGTCGTTTCGGTTCTCGGCGCCCTAGCTAACGCTTTCGCCGCGTCTCCTGCAATCTCGATGCCCTGCAGCCTTATCTGCTGATCCTCAGGTATGCTTCTAAGCATCTCGTGTTTAGCGTCGTCAGTCATCTCGCTTATAGGCAGGAGCTTTTCCACCCGTCCCAACGCGCGTTCCATTATCCGTTGATTGTCTTGGGCAACATCAAGGGCCCTCCTAATCGTGGAGAAGTATTCTTTCTTTTCTTCGCGAGTTGCGGCAGTTTCCTGTGTTCGAGCAACATGATCCAAATAGGACCTATATGCGCTCTTGCCCGTCCAGAGGACGGCGGTGCCGATCGCCAAAATAACAATCTGTGTGGGTGTCATTTGGCCAGCAGCTTGCTCAACTGCTTTGATAATCGCAGCGGACAAATCCCCAAATATATCTGAGCTGCCAGGTTTAACGACAAATTGGATTTTTAGCGCTTCGCGCTCGTCCTCGCTGAGTTTCCTAATGTCAGGTGTTTCATATTTGACTATCGCGTATGTCCTGAGGACCTGCTCTTGGGCCGCAGTGAGCGCGCGAATAGTGTCGATGTCTACGGAGGAGTTACCTTCGGGGTCGTAATAAGTGAACTGAACCCATTTGGTCAGGTCTAGATCAGGGACCGTTTCGAATTCGAGATCTCCGTCGAGGATCGCTCTCAGAGTTTCGAATGCATCCTCTTCGGATCTAATTACTAATTCTGCCAT